ACTGTTCTATTGTACATAGAACAAAAAGCGGGGAGAGGGAGTGCAACCTCTCCCTTTTGCGTATGCCGAAATAAGATGATGGAAGGGAGGGGTGTCCATTGGCAAGGGCAAGAAGTCCCAACAGCATTGAAGCTGAGGAAATGTATAAGAACGGGATGAAACTTGTTGACATTGCCAAGAAGTTGGACGTCCCGGCCAGTACAGTTCGACGCTGGAAATCAACCCAGAATTGGGATGGGGATGCAAAAAAGAAAAAAAAC